GCGTACCTGCCATATTTGGAAGCCGGACAGCGAACGCAAATATTCTACGGCGGTTCGAGTTCTGGCAAATCTGTATTTCTTTCTCAGCGCTGCGTTTATGACCTGCTTAACGGCGGTCGCAACTATCTCGTATGTCGNGCGGTCGGNAAAACAATCCGCCGATCTGTATTNAACGAAATCCGCAAAGTAATCGCGGACTGGAACCTTAACAATCTTTTCACTGTCAACAAGGTCGATGGCATTATCACATGCGCTAATGGCTATCAGATCTTGTTTGTCGGGCTGGATGATGTACAAAAGGTCAAATCCATCACACCGGAAAAAGGCAGTATCACCGATATTTGGGTTGAGGAAGCCACCGAAACGGAACGCGCCACGATCACCGAATTGTACAAACGGCAGCGCGGTGGTGATGAAAGTGTTCATAAGCGTCTGACGCTCTCATTCAATCCAATCCTGCAATCACACTGGATATTTGAACGCTGGTTCAAGGACTTGGGCTGGACCGAAAAACAGACAGAGCATATCGCTGATGACCTACTCATACTTAAGACCTGGTACAAGCACAACCGCTTTCTTACGCCGGATGATGTGCGCGATCTCGAGAACGAGCCGGACAAATACTATTTCAATGTTTACACGCTGGGTAACTGGGGCGTTCTTGGGCATGTCATTTTCTCCAACTACGTCATCGCCGACTTGAATGATGAGGATGACCCGTATTACCTGCCGGATGAGCAGCGCACCAACCGGCGCAACGGGCTTGACTTCGGTTTCTCGTCTGATCCGGCGGCTCTGTCGGTCAGCCATTACGACCGCTCCAAGAAGATCGTTTATTTTTACGATGAACTTTACGAGACCGGACTGACCAACGATGTACTGGCGGGCGAGGTTAAGAAGATCATCGCTGATGATTATGTCTTCTGCGATTCCGCCGAACCCAAATCAATCGCCGAACTCAAGCAACACGGCGTAAACGCCCGTCCAGCCAGGAAGGGCAAGGATAGCGTCATCTTCGGTATTCAATGGCTACAACAGCAGACCTTAGTATTTGACAAATGCTGTATCAACGCCATCAACGAGGTCAGGCAGTATCAGTGGAAAGAGGACAAATACGGCAATGCCATGCGGCAGCCGGTGGACAAAAACAATCACTTTATCGACGCGACCCGTTACGCCTATGAAGACGAAGCACTCAGGCGGGAAGCAATAGCAGTTCAACACAGGTGGTAACTATGGCAAAAAAGACAGACCTACAACGGGCATACGAAGCCCTTAATCTCAAGAAGCAGCCCTACGCAACACTGCGGGATTATTACTACGGCAACCAACCGCTGAAGTACTCCGCTGAACGCCTGAAGGACGCGTTCGATACACCGACCGTGCGCTTCACGCAGAACTGGTGTGCGGTGGTGATCGACGCTGTTTTGGACCGCCTGGTGTTCAAGGGGTGGGACATTGACAACGGAGCACTTGACGACATCCTGGACACGTTTTATCAGAACAACAACATTCAGAAACTATCCGCTGATGTTCACCGAAACGCGCTGATCACGGGTGAATCATTTATTGTGTTTGACAAAGTCGATGAAGTGGACAGGGCATTCTACAACGACTCGCGCATGGTGCAGATTTTCTACGAGCCGAACGACCCGAATAAAAAACGGTTCGCAGCTAAGTGGTGGAAGGATGATGTCGAGGAAGTCACGCGCCTCAATCTCTACTACCCAGACCGGATAGAGAAGTACGCCACCAAAGCGCGCGTGCTTGTGTCGCCATCTTCGTTTGAGACAATTTCAAACGATGACAATCCATACAACGAGATCCCCGTCATTCACTTCAACATGGGCTATTCCGAACTGGACAACATCATTCCAATTCAGGACGCGGTCAATAAAACTTTTTCCGACATGATGGTGGTCGGTGAATTCAACGCGTTCAAGCAGCGTTGGGTTGTCACCAATAACGACCTGTCAAATCTAAAAAATAATCCAAAAGCGCTGTTTCAATTTCTTAAGGGCGGGAGCGACGAAGAAGACACCAAAGTCGGCGAATTTGACGCGGCTGACCTGGGGATGTTTTTGGACGCGATGGATAAACTGGCTAACTCTATCGCCATCATCAGTCGAACGCCCAAACACTACTTCCACGACACGGGCGGGAATATCAGCGGTGAAGCGCTGATCGTCATGGAATCCCCGCTGCTGAAGAAAATCCGTCAGATACAGGAAATCTACTCGCTGGGCTGGAATGAGTGCGCGCGGTTTGTATTGCGCCAGCAAGACAAAGACGCTGACCCGTCCGAGATCACGACCGTCTGGGACGCGATTGAAACCACACAGCCCATCACCCGTGCGCAGGAGATTCAGACCTACGTCAATCTGGGCGTACCTCTTGAAACCATGTTGCGGCGTGCAGGCTGGGGCGCGGATGAAATCGAGCAGATGAAAGCCGACCAGGAAGAAGCGCGGAAACGGGAATCCACGGTCGGGCAGGAAGTGCTTGAGTTTCTAAAAAACAAGCAGTCGCAGGAAAACGCGACTGGCGCGAACGAGGATAATTCCGTAATCTAAGAGTATGGAACGCATACTAATTGAACTGACACCTGGACAGGAAATCACGCTGGACGGCTATGACCCAGACGCGAAGATCACGGTTGAGAAAATCAATCTGTGGAAGGGTTACGCCAACCGTCCGAAGTGCGGTGCGTATGGCTACATCAAGCACGGAGAGACAGCAAGGTTTGTGAAATTCACGCCCGATAAACAAGGCGCACAAATCCAGTACGGGCGACATTTCGGCTGGATAAGTTGGTTTTTTATCAAGGAGTTGAAGCCATGCCCTATCACATCATAATCTTCTGTTTCTTCGCGGTCATCGCTGTTGGCGTGTTTTGGTTACTGGTGGTGCGTAGATAATGTTTCCAAACCAACCTCTCGAACCAACCGCCGTCCGTATTGCCCGTGAATTCCGCGAGGCAGTCAACGCGCAGCTGGACGCGCAGATGTACGAGCTGGGCCAGCGTTGGCTCCAAGTCGAATACGCCTTACAAGACAAGATCGACGCGCTGATCCTCGAAATACAGGACATGGTCAAGGACGGCAAAGAACCGTCTAAGGCGATGATTACCAGATTGCAGAGGTATCAGGAATTACGCAATCAGACCCACGCGGAGCTTATGCGTTATGAGAATTACATCGAGGGCGTAATCAAGACCGGTCAATATAACATGGCGGTCGAGGGGCTGAATGTCGGCAAGGAAACCATCTTTGCGCTGTATCAGGACGCGGGCATGTTGGGTAATTTCAACATCCTTAATGCCAACGCCATTGAGACAATGGTCGGCTATCTCGGTAACGGCGCACCGCTGAATACATTGCTCCAAGAGGCGTTTCCGTATGCGTGGAAGGGTATGACGGATAAACTGGTCGAGGGCATTGCGTTGGGCTTATCGCCGCGCGAGACCGCCAACAAAATGTACAAGGGCATGAGCCAGGGATTCAATCGCCTGCTGACTATTTCACGGACGGAGCAGTTACGCGCCTACCGTCAGGCAACGGTCATGCAATATCGAGAGTCGGGCGTGGTCAAGGGATTCCGGCGGTTGGTGGCGAAACAGGGCGCGTGTATGGCGTGCCTTGTCTCTGACGGCGAGTATTTCGAGGTGGCTGAAGACTTCAGCGATCATCCCAACGGGCGATGCAGTCTCATAGCGGTGTTGAATGGCGTACCGGAACGCGAATGGCTTTATGGAGAAAACTGGTTCCGCTCATTGGGCGCGGATCAACAGCAGTCCATCATGGGTGATCAGTATTATCAGGCGTGGCAGGGTGGAGCGTTCAAGCTGTCGGAACTGCGCTCCACCTCTCACTCTGACGTTTGGGGCGATTCACCAAAAGTGACGCCGTTGAAGGAATTGGTAAATTGAAAAAATGCAAGTATATTTCCGTCGAGGTTTGGTGGGTTGATAGCATCAGCCAAAACAAATATTGGTATGACGTAAACGAAGGAATTGAAGCCACGAAAAATATTGACATGCGCCAAAGATCAGTTGGAATACTGATTAGAAAAAATAAAGAAAGAATTGTAATTGCTCAATCGATGGGATTAGCGGGCGACGGAATAATAAGTAATCTGGGCGGATTTTTGACTATACCGCGTGAAGCTGTATTTGAAATAAAAATACTAAAATGACCGGCGAGTTTCTCTCATTCCTAAAATTGATGTACACCTTATGCAGGCAGTTTTGTTCATGGTATGAAAGAGAGATTAAGAAATAGTATTGCAATGTCATTAGCTATTGTGCTATAATCGGACTAATCAACAGTGTAGTATCTGCGGATAATACACAACGGACAAAGTAGGGCAAACGCCACGCTTTTATCTCGAAAGAGAGCGCGGCGTTTTTGTTTAACTCACTGGCGGGACGCCGGAAAGGAATTTAGCGGGATGCGGAAAGAACGTTACCAACAATTTTTATTTGATGCTGATGGTGGAGAGGGCGGCGGGGGAACCGACGCCGATAAATCAGGAGACGGTAATCCGCCTGCTGACAAAAGCCAGGAAGGCGATAAGTCCACATCGCAATTTGAGAGCTTCGCGGCGTTTCTCGAGAAACAACCAAAAGAAGTTCAGGAACTTTACCAAAAGGATGTCCACGGATTGAAGTCCGCGCTTGAAACAGAGCGCGGCGAAAAAGAAGACGCTTTCTGCGCAGCTAAAAGAGCTCTTGCCGAAAGCGGAAAAGGGCAGCGAGCTTGAAGCACAACTGACCGAGACGGTCAGCAAACTCGAATCCGCAGAACGCCGGGCTGCGTTCGCGGAACAGGCGATCAAGCCGGAAGTGAGCTGCTCCAACGTTAAAGCCGCCTACGCATTGGCTTTAGCGGACAACCTTTTCGACAAAGACGGCAACCCGGACTGGACAACCATCAAACAGACTGCCCCGGAGCTGTTCCGTAAACCCAGTTCAACTGATGGCGGCGCTGGCAACAGACAACCGCCCAAAGAAGACATTTACACCGCGGCGATGAGGGCAGCAGGACTAACAAAGGAAAAATAAAATGGCACAATCAATCGCATTAGTAACCGCATTTCAGCCGATCCTCGATGAAATCTACAAGCTTTCATCGCTGACCGCGCGCATGGATTCCCCCTCGAAACCCGTCAGTTTTGGCGGCGCATCCGCAGTCAAGGTCTTCAAGACCGATGTCATCGGCATGGGCACTTACTCCCGCGCATCCGGCTACCCGAAGGGTCAGATCACCGGCACCTGGGAAACCCTGACCCTTTCAAAAGACCGCGGGCGCGAGTTTGCCATCGACCGCATGGACGATGATGAAACACTCGGTATGGCGTTTGGCACGCTGGCCGGTGAATTCATGCGCACCGAAGTCATCCCCGAAGTCGACGCCTATCGCTTCTCTGTGTATGCGGGCGACGCGGGCAACGGAACAACCGGATCACTGACCACATCAGCCGGCGTTTTGGCAGCCATCGACGCAGCCAAAGCAGCGCTGAACGCGGATGAAGTTCCGTTGGAAGGGCGCTTGCTCTACATCTCCGACGCCTGCCACGCACTGCTTGAGGCAGCCCTGACCCGCTCATGGGCCAGCGAGGGCAATCCCGACCGCCGGCTGCAAATGCTGGACGGCATGCCCGTCATCATGGTGCCGCAGGGGCGCTTCTCCACCGAAGTAACCCTCGATGCAGGGGCGACCGTGGACGCTGGCGGATTCTCTGCCACCGGCGAGGACATCAACTTCATGATCGTTCACCCCTCGTCCGTGCTTCAGGTTGCCAAACACGCGCAGCTGAAAATTTTCAGCCCTGATGAAAATCAGGAGCAGGACGCCTATAAGGTGCAGTACCGCATCTACCATGACGCCTTTGTCTATGACAACAAGGCGGATGGTATCTACGTTCACGCGGAAGCGGCAGCCAGTTAACGAACATTAACAATCGGGGAGGGGAAACCCTCCCCTTACAAAATGCGCTATTGCATCCTTGAACACCAACATAAGGCAAAGGTGTACATTGACGCGCTGAGAACATACAAATACATCGCGCACCGCCGAACCAAATTGGCAAAATTTCTGCTGATTGATTTTGAATGGCGCGGCGTGTTTGCCGGAAACGGTAAATACCTACGCAAACAAATTTTGGAAGCAGAAGCGGCGCACACGCCTGTTTTTCTCTATCCACACAGCGTCCGACCAAATATCCCGTTTGACCTGGTCGACGAACAATACGAAGGCACACGCGCCTTGTTCACCATCGCCGAAGGTCACAAGGAAGTCCTTAAGCGCATTGGCTATCCATGTCCGGTAGAAGTGACTGGCTGGACGTACACAGACATCAAACCATTCAAGCCGCGAGAGGTCGCTAATCGAAAAATCCGCGTGCTGTTTGCCCCGATTCATCCGGTTGGGAAAGGCTTTTTGCCGGCTGACGAACGGGAACTGAACGCAAAAACTTATAACCTGCTTTTGGGCTTGATGAATGATATTAGCCTCACCGTGCGCCACATTCAGCCGCTTGAACATAACGGATTATGGGCGGACTCGCGAGTCAATTACATCACCGGCTCTTTCGATGGCTCAACCGCCGACATGGACAAGGCGGACGTGGTTATCGCCGCGTTCACTTACTCCTACATGGCTGTTGCCTTAGGTCATCCGCTCATCATGCTGGGCGACGGCATTAGATCGCACAACTCGCCCAGAAAAGACGGAAAGCTGATCTACGCAAAGAACTGGGAAAAGTACCGCGATTACACGCGCTATCCGTTCGAGATTGAGAGCTGCACCACATCGGCTGACCTGATGAATCTGATACTGTCAGCTAACTGGAAAAATGACGCGGTCGATGACTGGAAACGTAGATTTATCGGAAAGCCATTCGACGCGCAGAGATTTGTAAAAACACTGGAGAGTTACCTGTGATTGATTTTAGCAAACGCACAGTGGATATTCCCAACATGGACAAGATCAACACGATCATCCCAAAAGGCATCGGCGTGTTTGATGTTGAGGGAAAACGGCTGGCAAAACTGGCAGTCGGCAGAAAGGTGATCGTGGAAATCGGCGCGCATCGCGGACGTTCGGCGGCTTTTATGGCTTCCGGTCTTAGATACTCCAACACCGACGGCATGATCTACTCGATAGATCACTGGCTGGAAGAGAAGCACCTGGACGCGTATAAGAACGGACTGGAACGCCTGCAACTCAATCACCACACCACGCCGATCAGGGGCGCGTCAGAGGACATTGTCAAGACATGGGACAAGCCGATTGACTTCTTGTTCATCGACGGCAACCACTCGTATTTTCACGTCAAGCAGGATTACCGCCTGTGGTCGCCGTTCGTGGTCAAGGGCGGGCTGATCGCCTTTCACGATTACGGCAACCCGGGCTGGGAGGGCGTGCGGCGTTTTGTGGACACCATCCCCGACAGCGACCTNCACTGCATCGGCGTTCATCACTCATTATGGTCAGGGGTGAAATCGTGATCAGTTTCATCATTTGCGCAAACTCCAACTGGGGCGATTACGCTACGCCGTTTATCAATTCAATTCTGGCACAGGGCGATAAGTGCGAGGTCATTCTGGTCGATAACGGCTCAAAAAGACCTTACCCGCCCAGTGACAAATATAAGCTTGTCCGGCTCAATCCTGTTGGTCACTACAACTACACCGCCGCGCTCAATGCGGGCGCTAAAAAGGCAACGGGTGAATGGCTGATGTTCTGCAATGATGACGTTCTCTGCACCGGCAACTTCACATATCTAGAAGGGCTTGACCAGGTCGGCGTTTATGGCGCGGAATTACGCCACAAGGAAAAAGAGAAATTCGGCGCTGACGTGGATTACATCTACGGCTGGATGATGCTGATGCACCGGCGCGTTTGGATGGCAGTCGGTGAGTTTGACGAATATTACCTGCACGCCGGATTTGACGACCTGGATTATTGCTGGCGGGCAGCACAGGCAGGCGCGAAGCCGGTCGAAGTCAAGCCGTGGCCGTTCGTGCATCTTGCCGACCAGAAGAACGAAAAACACAGACGCGCGACTGTCGAGGGCTACCGCGAAAACATGGCGCGTTCCAAAGAGTACTTTTTGAAAAGGGTGAATCAATGACAGCGACAGCAGACCAGATCGCAAAATTGCGGCGCATGATCGCCGAACCCACAACGACCGTTTACAGCGACAGTGCACTGGCGGACTATATAGAGTCATGGCCGGTGATGGATGCCAACGGCGAAGACCCTACTTATCTCGACCTGACCACCACGCCGCCGACCGTCACCGCTAATGAGGACTGGATCGAGACCTACGACCTGAACGCAGCCGCGGCTGAAATTTGGGATGAGAAAGCCGCCGACCTTGCCGACAGATACAACTTCTCCGCGGATGGCGGGCGATACGACCGCTCACAGGCATATACGCAGGCATGCGCGACGGCCGCCAAATATCGCGGACGGTCGAAGGCGCAAAGCCCACTCGTGCGCAAGTGGCCTAAAGAAAACTACACATTGGACGCATGATGTTTGACGCAAACGAATTGGCAGACATGAAAAGTGCACAGCAGGCGCACATGATGGACACGGGTTATCGCATGACGCGTTCTGTCACCGCCAACGCCTACAACGAGCCGATCGAGTCATTCACGCAGGCAGCCACAGCCACAGTATGCGGACTGGAAATGAAATCCGGCGCGGAGAAGGACAAAGAGACCATGACGCTGATTGAGTATGACGCGGTATTGAGACTGCCGATTACCTTCACCATTGACTATAAAGACCGCTTCAAGGTCACCAAACGTTACGGAGAGAGTATCACCGCGCTGACGTTCGAGGTCGTTTCTCCTGTCCAGCGTGGGCCATCAGGGCTACGTGTTTTGTTGCGAAAGGTGGAAGCATGAAACGCTGGACGCCTGAGGAATGGAACGCTTTTATTAGAGGCCCACTCTCAAACGCCATCACAGAGGCAGCCAACCGCGCTGCGCTGATTGCCGGTTCGTTCGAGATGATGAACGGCATGAGCATGCGCATCGAAGCCAAGAAGATCATTGACACGGGCGCAACGCTGATGAGTGTCAACCACAAAATCAACCACGTATCCGCGGACGGTGGGGAAGCTGAAGCTGGTCCGGGTACGCATTACGCCGTCTATCACGAATACGGTACGGAAAAGATGGCAGCGCGCCCATTCATGCGCCCAACGGTTGATGAAGACAAAGACCGGATTGTGATGGCAGCTGCTGCTGCATACGCGGACGCGATCAGGAGCATTTTCTAATGGACATCGAGCAGGGCATCATCACCTATCTGGTTTCAAAGAGCGTTTCCGGCGGGCGGGTCTATCCGCTTATTTTGCCACAGAACGCCGGGCTGCCTGCTGTCGTGGTGCAGCGCGTCTCGTCTGTTACGGATTATGTCCACGAGGGCGCGAGCGGGTTGGAACTGGGACGCTTCCAGTTTACAGCGTGGGCTGAAAACTACGCGGCAGCCAAAGCCACAGCCGCGGCAGTCATTGCCGCGTTATCGGGACTACAAAGGCTCAATGGGGACGGTCGAGGTCGGCGCGTCATTCATTGCCAACCAGATCGACCAGAAAGACCCCCAATCTCATTTATGCGCGGTGATTGTTGACGCGCGGATATGGAGCAACGCATGAGGAAACAGTACGAAAAAGGCAAGTGGAACGGAATACCAAACTACCAATGCCTGCAATGTCGGTTCGCGACGCTGGATGAGGATCTGATTATTAAGCATGTCAAATCCCACCCACCATTACCCGAACCAGTCGTAATACCGCGCAAACCGCGCAAGAAAATCGAAAAAGTAGATGAACCAGAGAAAGGAATTGAACAATGGCCATAAACGCATTTGGCACGCAGTTTTTAATGGGGGACGGTGCTACCCCTGAAGTCTTCACCGCAGTCGCAGAGGTCGCGGATATTCAAGGCCCGAACTTCGCGAAGGAAGCAATTGAGGTCACTCATCACGGTTCAGCCGATGGATGGCGCGAGCGCATCTCTGGCTTGAAAGACGGCGGAGAGGTCACGCTCACGCTGAACTTCGACCCGCAGGGCGCAACGCATGATGCTGATACCGGCTTGCTCTCGCAGCTTATGGGCGATGACGTGAGTAACTACCAAATCATCCTGCCCGACACAGACGCGACCATTTTCCAGTTTGCGGCAGTGGTCACCGGTTTCGTTCCGGCAGCTCCCGTCGATGACAAGCTCTCCGCCGATGTCACCCTGATGATCTCCGGCGTGGTCGGCGTGGATGTTAGCGGATCATAGGTGAAAAATGACCCTGAATAAAGAGCAAATCCTCGCCCAGAAATTGAAGCTGCTGAAGGTCGAGGTGCCTGAATGGGGCGGTGAAGTATTTGTGCGCGAACTAAGCGCCAAAGAGCAGGACGAAATCGCCGACGTGGTGCGCGAAGGGGCAAACGCTGTCCAACGCGAAACTGGCAGCGATGGTGCTATGCGACGAGAACGGCATCCCGCTCTTCACCGACAAGGACATCCCGCAGCTTGAACAGGTGTCTGGGAACGTTCTGGGCAAGGTATTAACCGCTTCAGCCAAATTGTCCGGCGCGGATGAAAACACCATTCAGGAACTCCAAAAAAACTAACTGAAAGGCCAGACCGCCGGTTTGCGTTCCGGCTGGCGCTGGCCTTAGGTGAACACGATGTGGACGGGATGTTGGCTGATATGCCGGTCAGCCTGTTTTATGAGTGGATGGCATTTTTCGGACTGGAGCCGTTCGGCTGGCAGGAAGATGAATACAGGTCGAGTTTGGTGGCTTCAGTCATCGCCAACACAGCCAGGAATCCGAAGAAACGCAGAAAACCGTTCGAGCCAAAGGACTTTATGCGCAAAGAAAAAATGAATAAAGCCAGACGCCCGACACAGGAGCAACTGGCACAGAAAATCAAAACCATATTTGGAGCAATGGCGAAATGATAGACGCTGGACAGGTTGTAGTAAAACTGGTCGCCGATACCGGCGGATATAAGACCTCCATGCAGAACGCGTCAAGCGTATCTGACAAGGCAATAAGCCAAATCACCGGCGGCATCAAGGCGCTGGGTGCGGTCGTGTCTGCGGTCATCGCAAAGCAGATGGTGCAGCAGTTCACCGAATTTGCCGATCAAGCCTCCCGTTTTGACAACCTGACCAACTCATTCAATAACTTCGCGTCCGCTGTTTCCGGTGGTGGCCCGGCGATGATGAGGGCGCTGAAACAGGCGTCTGGCGGGATGATCGCGCAAACCGACCTAATGAAGTCCTACAACAAAGCCGCGCAGTTGGTCAGTAGGGACTTCGCTGAAACGCTCCCGCAGGCATTGCCGATGCTGCAGAAAGTGGCAGCCTCCACCGGCGCGGATCTGAATTACCTGCTTGACTCGTTCGTGGTGGGTATTGGACGCCAATCCAAGATGATTCTGGACAACATGGGCATCACCACCGACGCGGCGGCAGCCAATGAAGCCTACGCCCTGTCGGTTGGCAAAAATGTCAACGCCCTCACAGAAGAAGAACAGCAATTAGCCCTGACCAACCAGGTCATCTCGCTTTTGCAGCGCAACACCGAAGGCATGGCGGACATCAGCGATACGGTCGCCGGAAGGATTGCCCGCATCAAGGCTACTTGGGAAGATATGCGTCTCGGTCTGGGTGTGGCGTTACTGCCATTGTTTGAGTCGGCGTTTGCGGGGGTGGAGACGTTCCTGGGTAAGATGGTCTCCTCTATTGAGCAGGTGAAACAGGGGTTGGGAATCCACAGTGGCGAGCGTGATCCCAACGTCGTCAAAGGGATGGAATTAGAGGGCATCCAAGTAACTGACGAGACTTACGCCAAACAATTTTCACCCTTGTCCCAGATGGTATCTGATCTGGTCAAAACCGCCGAAAATGTTGCCCTGGCCGTGAAATCAATTTACGATAACGCCGTTCTTGTCACCACCGAACTGGGCAATATGACCNGTGGTTGGGAAACCATTTTTGATATTGTGTCCGCAATCGCGACACTTGTGGACGGCATAGCAACAGGCGCTGGNTCAATCGCTCTTTTACTCGGCGGAAACAAAGCAGGTGCAGGTGAGAATTGGNGCGGTTTTGTTGGACGCGCAACCGCCGAAGGCACGGTAACCGGTGACTGGGTGCAGAATCAGCAAGAAAACGATATCAACCCAATCCGCGACTGGTTACAAAACCCGCAATTGCCGACCATCAACCCGTTTGAGGGTTTGGTAAAAAGCGGCGTTGAGGGCTTTTGGAATATGCTGGGCGTTGGAATTAAGGACACGGACGAGAGCTTAAAGTCTTTCAATACCACCAGCCAACAGACAAACACCGAAGCTGTAACCCTCGGTGAAAACGCCGGTATTGTTTCCGACACGTTCACTGGTATGGGCGTTGGATTATTTGGCGTGCAGAACAACGCAGGACTGGCTGCCGCAATGCTGCAAACGATGCTTGGGCCAGACACCACCACAGCCATCACGGGCGGGGCGCAGACCATCGGCGAATCGTTCAACACGCTGGCGGGCGCGACGTTCACCACGTTCGACGGCATACACACCACGATGGCGGAGCAGGCTGACGAAATCCGCACCACGCTAGCC